CCGCCTTTGATGGAGTTATAACAATTCAAAGCCCATTAAAAGCAGTTGAATGGCTAAGACAAAAAGCATATGATGCCGACGGCGCACCTTTCTTTGTATACAATACCATTTCAAGTGGATTTGTACTTATCAATTCATTGTCAAAGATGATTAAAAGCCCGCTATATGCTACATATCATTATCATCAGTTTTTAAGAAACAGTCCAGAAAATCCTGAGTCATATGCAGAAGCGATGAGCAAGATTTTGAGTATGCGCAGCAACATTAAGTTGGACAAACTTAAGCAAGCGACGGAAGGTGGATTTGCTAACAAAACTGAAGTTACTGATTATGCAAAAAAATCATTCATATCAAAAATCTTTAATCTGAGTAAAGATAAGAATGTGTCTGCAAACAAACTGTCAGCAAGCAGCGGATATGGTGAAGCAATGAACTTCTTTACAAACGGCAAAACGGCTAAAGCTGAAAATTTCACAACTTCTCCTAATGCTAGCCGTACTTTATTATCAACCAACAGTAGTGCAAACAGCAGTGGCAAACCAGGTTCTGCTGAAATAATGAGCGAAAGCTTAGGGCGTGCTAAATCATATCTTGCTAATATGCAAAGTATGAATCATGAAATTGAAGTTTTTGGCGACTTTCGATTAAACCCAGGACGCAAGATTAAAATTGAAATTCCAAAGTCAACTGATATAAGTGAATACAATTCAAATATAAACAAGGCAAATACTGAAGAATTGGACGCATCATTAAGCGGAGAATATATAGTGGCGGTAGCTGTTCATTCATTTAAAGAAGGCATATACAAATCACGACTAAAAATTATTAAAGATAGCGCATAATGAATATTACCAATTGGTTTACAGCTGTTGTTGAAGATGTTGGCGATCCATTGCAACAAGGGCGTGTTCGCGTAAGGTGTCTTGGCTATCATACTGATGACACGGCCGAATTGCCTAAAGAAGATCTTCCATGGGCCACATGTATAATGCCAGTGACAAGTCCGTGCGTAAGCGGAATTGGACAAAGCGCAACTGGCCTTGTGCCCGGCTCATGGGTATTTGGATTCTTTAGAGATGGCACAGAATTGCAAGATCCGGTTGTAACTGGCAGTATACCAAGCGCTACAGGTTATGATAATGGATTGGGCGTAGTAGGACAGGGGTTTGGCGATCCTCATGGTGTTTTTCCAAGTAGAACTGGCAGTGATATGCCAACCGGTGCAGGAATAAATTCTGGAAGTAGCGCTAGCTATGCTGCTCAATCGAGCGGTGCGCAAAACTTTAATGGGAGCGCAGTTGGCACGGGCGGAGCATGTAGTAGTCTTGAGCAGGCTGGACCGCCAATAGTTGTTAATAGTGCAGCCAAAACAAAAATCATTCAAGCTGCTCAAAGCAAAGTTGGTAATACATACGAGACAACTCCAAACCAAGGTCCGGGTATAGCTGAGATGTGGAAAGCCACAGATTATTCAGATGGATACAATGCACGAGCGCCGTGGTGTGCAGCCTTTGTAAGTTGGTGTGTGCAACAGAGTGGTGTATTTAGTGAAGCAGATCGGCCAAAAAGTGCAAGTGCATTTAAAGGTGGCGGTTATGAAGCATGGGCGCGCAGCAAAAGTAATGCTGTTAAATTGACTACTAATCCGTCCAAGGTATATGCAGGAGATCTTGTTATCTTTGGCTTTAGTCATATTGGTATAGCTACAAGTGATAGTGATGCTAATGGCAAGTTTAATACCATTGAAGGCAATACAAATGCTGCTGGCAGCCGTGAAGGCAATGGCTGTTATACAAAGACGCGCAGCATATCTCTTGTTCGCAGCACTTGTACCATAATTGCTTAATAAATATACTTATGGCAAACAATGAAACATGGGGCAGTCCTCATCCAACCGATGGATCTGTCTATCCATTTAATAATGTTACGCAAACACGTGGCGGCCATGTTTTTGAAGTTGATGATACACTTGGACATGAACGTTTATTAAGACAGCACAAGAGCGGTACAAGTGAAGAGATTAATGCTACGGGTGACCGCACAATTACCGTATATGGTAATGGTTACAAAGTAATTCACGGTGAAGATAACATTACAGTTGAAGGCCATGTCAATATAACAGTGCTTGGTAATTGCAATACTGTTGTGAATGGAGATTATAATCTTGAGATAAATGGCGACTATAATGAAACAGTAAAGGGAGCCCGCCGCACTAAGGTTGGCGGTCAATACTTGATGGAAATATCAGATGAATATGCAATGAACATTGGAGCTGGTGCAAAGGTAACTGTACACGATGACTATTTATTGCATGCAAGTGGTAAATATACACTCTATGTTGGCGGAGAAAGTAAAACTGATGTATATAGTACCAATACAAGCACAATTCATGGTACAAACATGTCAACTGTCTTAGGAAAAAATACCTCAATGACAACAGGCACATTGGTTGTAGTTGCAAAAACTATAGATGTTGGCTCATTTGGCATGACAAAAGTTAATGCAAAAGGCATAGACATAACTTCAACCGCAGGAGCAATATACTCTTCAAGCAGCGCTACAAGTATCAAAGGCAAAGGAATTAACGTTGTAAGTAGCGGCGGTGATGTTGTCATCAAAGGAAGTAAAATCAAACTAAACTAATATGCCATCATCTGACGCAACTCTTTCAGCTTTAACTACAACAGCTGGGTCTTTAACGTTTAGCCCAACAACACTTTCTTATACGGTTAATATGCCGTATACAGCATATGAAACTCCTTCACGAACAGTAACGCCAACTGTCACCGCCACAGGATTAGCTACAGTTAAAGTTAATGCTGTAAGTGTAACTTCAGGATCACCTTGTGCCGCAACATTTATCAATGTTGGAAGTACTGTATTTACAATAATAGTTACTGCGGAAGATGCCACAACAAAAACATACACTCTTACAGTTGTACGCGCCGCTGCTTCAACTGTTAGTACACTTGCATCTATAGGAATATCATCTGGACAATTGACTCCAACTTTTAGCCCAACCGTATATGACTATACCGTTGCAGTGGTAACCGAAATCAATTCTGTAAAAGTAACTCCTACGGTGACTCAAGCTGCAACAGCAATAAATGTAAATGGAATTGATGTTGTTAGTGGCGCAGCTAGCAATACCATCATGTTGAGTATTGGTACAAACATTATTGTGTTAACATGTACAGCCGAAGATGATATTACACTTTCAACATATACAATAACCGTAACCCGCGCTGATTTTTCTGATGAGGCAGAATTGGTTAATAAAAAGTCTGCTACTATTGGGCCTAAAATAACTGATACAGCAGTTCTTAAAGATTTTGCTGTTCAAGAATTGGCTATGGTTGGTCAAATTCAAAGCTTAAGTGACTGTGCTAAAAATTTACCACATCGCCTTATGGAAATGGGTCTTAAAAAAGCTGAAGATCTTATATTAAACAATCCTCTTGCAAAAGATTTGATTGCACAATTGGATGCTCTCAATAAGCAGTATGAAAATATAAAGCGGATTAGCGAAATGGCTAATCCTAAAAAGTTAAAAGAGCTTTCACTTAATGAAGCACTGCTTGCGCTTAAAGGTTTAACTGGCCTTGATCTTGTTGCCAAGACAAATGAAATTCTTAATAATTTTGGTCAAGTAACTGGCATAAGTGATATTCTTAACGGTCTAAGCAGCCTTGATATATGTGCATCACCCAATTATGGACCAGGCGGTGCACTATTACCAAATGCAACCAAAATACCTCTTGATACTCCTCCGCCAGCTGTTGAAGGAGTTGCAAACCCAGTTGCAAATGCAACGTATGATAGCAAACCAAAGGATGAATATGACGCATTTATATTTCAATTAAAAGAACATCTTAATAAAGATCCTCAGAAAGTTGCTGCAATATCTGGAACAGATTTGGAAAATTATATACGTATGCTATCAGTATTAAATACTCTTGCATATGCTTATCATGATAACATTTCACGTACAACAGATGATACCAAAGATGCCGAATATAAAGCAACATATTTAAAATTGGTACAAGACGAATTGAGTAAACATCCTGAATGGAATGGTGATTTAAAGGTTGACTATAACGGCCGATCAGGTGTTATTGAAAATGAAATAACTCGCAATACCGCTGTGATACGCGCTTATTATGCGCGCAATGCTGCAGCTACTGGTGATTGGATACCATTCTTTATGACTGCTTATGGCAATGCAGCAATTGATCCTACAACAGCAAGAGAAATTACACCGCCTGGTGCTAAACTTAAACCGTCTGATCAGTTTAATGGAGCATATGGCGTGCCTCTTGTGCAAGGCACGAGCGTTGCTAGCAACTACTTTAAAGGTAAGACCGTTCTTGAAATACGATATGCTAAAGATAAGTCGCCTGTTGGTAGCGGTCGGGTTACAGTTCATGATACAGGCGGTATGTCAAATAATGTTATTGATTATTATTGCGGCAATGATAAATCAACATACAAATCAATTGAAGCAAAAGGCGTTAATACTGGTGGGAAAAGCAAACCTGGAGACGCTGCACCAATTGAAGTACGCATTGTAAGTGGAGGCATACGAGAAGGACGCACAATATGATATAAATAGATAATAATGAGTAGCATCTTATCGGATTATAATTCCTCAACAATTACATCATCTGTTGTTGCCAAAACAGGATTATATTCGGATTTGGATGTATCATTTATATTACATCCAACTCTAAAGGATATACGTCCTATTACTGATATTGATGCTGTTAAAGCGAGTGTTAAGAACTTGGTATTGGCCGGTGTATACGAACGCCCATTTCATCCTGAACTTGGTGGTGGTGTAAATTCATTATTGTTTGAACCGTCTAACCCATTTACGATATTATCTTTAAAAGATGCTATCGTACGCGCTCTTAAAGACGAGCCGAGAATTAGTAACATTAGTGTTGATATTATTGACAACAGCAATGAAAATGCATATGCAATAACAATAGGATTTACTGTGTTATATGATCAAAAAACAGAAGTACAATTTTACCTAAACCGTTTAAGATAACACCAAATAAATGCAAACACTAAATGTAACAGAATTGGATTTTGATGCAATCAAACAAAATCTAATTTCATATTTTTCTACATCCAATTCTGAATTTAAAGATTGGAATTATAGCGGTAGCGGTCTTAATCAACTTCTTGATATTCTTGCTTATAATACACACTATAATGCAATGTTGGCACATATGGCTCTCAATGAAACATTTATTGATAGCGCACAATTGCGAAGTAGTGTTGTTTCAAATGCCAAACTGGTTGGTTATATACCGCGTAGCAAATCTGCTTCAACCGCAAGATTATCATTAACATTAACGTATGGCGTAGGTGTGCCAATTCAAAGTACTGGTATAATACTGCCTCGTGGCACCCGGTTTAAAACAATTCAAAATAATAATACATATTATTTTGTAAATCTTGATGAAACCATAATACCAAATGTTAGCGGTTCAAATCAATATAAGAAAACGGTTGATGTTCATCAAGGTACCATTGATACCAAACGCTATCAAGTAAATAGTGTTACTGATCGATTGGTTTATCAAATTGATGATGCAAATATAGACATGTCGACGTTAATTGTTCGTGTGTATGATTCGTCTACTTCATTGAATGCTAATGTATATACCAAATATACAGAAGCAAATATTGGTGAAACTGGAAGTGAGTCGCGGATTTATTTTGCTGATGAAAATATCTATGGTAAATATCAAATTTCTTTTGGTAATGATGTATTTGGAAAAAGACCAAACAACTTAAGTGTTGTAGAAATTGAATATCTTACAACAAGTGGAGCTGATGCAAACGGCGCAGGCGTATTTTCTCTGATAGATAATGTAACAGTACAAAATGCAAATTATAGCCAAAATTCAATAATCACAATCAATAATGCAGGGAGCGGATCTGATAAAGAAGATATTGAAAGCATAAGATTTAATGCACCTGCATCATATGTTAGTCAAAACCGTGCTGTGACTGCTGATGATTATAAGACACTTATATTATCAAATTTTTCAGCTGCACAGAGTATAGCAGTATGGGGAGGCGAAGATAATGATCCTCCTCAATATGGTAAAACATTCTTGTGTATAAAACCAAAAGAAGCATTAACTCTTACTGATATTCAGGAAGACTCTATACGCGCTATACTTAAACCAAAGAAAGTATTGAGTATGATAACTGAATTTGTTGATCCTACTTATATCAATCTAACTCTTGATGTATTCTTTAAATATAATGCTGGCAAAACAAATCTTTCTAAAGGAGAAATTGAAAACAAAATACGTGAAACGGTAATAACATTTAACTCTACATACCTAGAACAATTTGATGGAGTATTTAGACATTCTTCGCTCTTAAGAGCAATTGACAATTATAGTCCTGCCGTTTTAAATTCATTGGTAAGAGTATATATTAGCAATTTATCAGGTTCTTTTATTATTGATCCACAAAATCAACAGCGCAATGTTCTTCAGTTTAATATGCCACTAAGCAATGATGAATATGGCCATACCATCATCAATTGCACACCGTTTAACATAAAAGCTACACAGTGTTATTTAGGAGATGAATCCATATCTGGCGACTCTACATATCGCAGATTATACACATATTATGTTGATCAAGCAACAGCAAATAGAATTAAAATAAATACCAATTGTGGGAAGATAAATGTATTGACTGGTAAATTTGAAATTGATTCAATTTATGCTGACGATTACTATGACATTATTTTAGATATTATGCCAGCTAGCAATGATATTGCACCAAAACGCAATCAACTCATAAGAATCGATTCAACGCGTCTTAGTGTTTATGCAGAAAATGATACCATTGCAATTGGCGGTAGCAGTCGCAACGCTGAATATACCACATTCAAAAGAGACCGATAAAGCATATGTTATTAAGTATTGCTGATGCCCGCCCGCGCAATTTGGAAAGTGTACGTACACAATCTTTATTGCCATCTAATATTCAAAGCAGTGCATCCAATTTAATTGCTTTTATTCAGAAGTATTATGAATACCTTAATACGGTTGGATTACCTTCATGCGAAATTGGTGGCATACTTACAGATAAAGATATTGATGCTCCATCAAATCATTACCTTGATAATATACGTGAACTTATTGCATTAAATATACCCAATAGTACTGCATTGGACAAGGTATCATTGTATAAGATAATCATAAATTATTACAATACTCGTGGTTCTGAAGAAAGTATTGCAGCATTCTTTAAAATATTCTTAAATGAAATTGTAAGCGTATCATATCCAAAAGACCATTTGTTTGAGCCTTCATCAGGTAAGTTTAAACGAATGACTTATGATGTAGAGCCATTGCAATTGTCAAGTGCGCCTGTAAATGGAATACCTGATAAAATAAATGTATCTCCTATTGAAAATGTTCTTAATTATCCAGGCTATGTATTTACTGATGCAAACAATCAAATTTTAACTATAGCTTTACCATTAACAACCAATGGTACGGCCACCGTTACGTTTGCGCCATTAAGTTTTGTTGGATTTTACAATGGTAAAATGTCATATACAAATGGTGGGGCATTATCTAATGTTGCTACATATACCGATGCAATGTATTATGATGGCACACGCTGGGTATTGGAAAAAACTAACGGCGCCGGCACAAGTTTAGCAAAGTGGTATAACACAACAGGTAATCTTTTACAGGAAGGACCAACAGCATCGCCTTATGCGTGGACCGCCCAAGGGAGCGCTACAGGTATACCTGTTATTTCTTTCATTACTGGCGATGCATCTCCACCAGCAACCATGCCAATCAATGGCAATATGTATGCTGTAGTTGGAACCGGTCCGGCACGCCAAGCATACAGGTGTACGGATGTTGGTACAGCCGCTGGTCATAGTATAGTATGGGAACCTTTTCAAGAATGGTGGTATGAAGATGTGCGAGGTATGCCTTCAAATACTGATAAACTTCAAGATAGTTATTATTGGCAATTACATTCATATGTAATTACAGCAGCCGTTGATTCATCAGTTTGGTTTGATCCATATTTACGATTTGTTCATCCGGCTGGGTTGAAATTATTTGCTCAACTTCTTTTGCAGGTATTTAGTGCTAATGATTGGACAAATCCAATTGAAGATTATTATGCTTTATCAAATCCAGCGGACATCAATTCATGGTTATCCAATTTAATCTGGGATAAAAAGTTAAATCATCAACATTCTCCAAAATACCAACCTGGCTGGAATCGCGGAAAGATCTTATATTTCTTAACATTAGTAAATAGCAATTTAAACAATAACAGCATAATTGATAGAGCGTTTGCACGGGTTGCATACGCATATCTTAATATATTATTAACTGAAAATATAAATGGTACTGCTCAAAGTGTACGTTCGCGCAATGCTAGTATATATGACAGCGCATTAAAGTTTTATGACTGTGGTTGTTTAGACAGTTTCATATTGAACAGCACAATCCAACAAATGGGTGAGCCTTATTATTCAGCCACACCTTACAGCACAATTCACAATCTTGGATCATATATAATACAATACACCACCGGTGCATCGACACTCCCAACGGTTCCTATATAAATAGATTTAATTACAAAATAAAATATGTCAGCTATTATTACCGATACCTTTCGCCGTTCAAATACAAAAGCATTTGTCGATGATATTACCAGTGGATCTACTAACAAATACTATGTAGGCATTGGCCGTTCGGATCGTTGGGACGCCAATGAAGATACGTCATACCCTATTCCAAATTCAACTGGTGGCTATTCAGATTCTCTTGAAGTATTAAATAATGTAGAAGCATTGCAACGATTGGGTACCGAAATTGATAATACTGCAAAAATTGCTATACCAAATGTTGCGTTAATTACTGGCCAAAAATACAAGACATACAATTCGCATGATTCATCGTGTTTCTTGCCAGATGTTGTAAATGGTCTATTACCATGTTATGGTTTAAAAAGTGTAAACGATACTTTATCATACCTGTATATGTGTGTTTCTAAATTTAGTGATGCTACTACACTGGCCTCTATTCCAAATGATACTAGTGTATATGATATACAGCTTATAGGTACAGCTGGTACCTCTACCGCAAGCTATTGGGTATTGGTTCAGGTTATTACATCACCGCCTACAGATCAATTTCTTATTGTAAGAACCACTGCTCTCACAAGCGGTACTACTCCATCATTAACAACTGTAAAAAGTGGCGCTGGTGGAGCAGTTACCGGTTTGCATGTAGTTAACGGAGGGAGATACGCAACTGATGCGGTTTTAACTGGATATTTGTATTATAGCGATGACTCTACTGGCGGTGTCACGCCAGCAACAGTTGTGGCAATCCCAACTGGGAATATTACTACCACAACCCAAAGCGTATATAAGACAATTACAGCAGTAACATTACCCAACATAGGTACATGGCAAAAAGGAGTAACCAAAGGAAGCGTAAGAATTATTAGTACTACCAGTACGGCAATTCTTGCTGGTGACTATCCTGCCATCATTGCTCCAATTGTTGCGCCTCTTAATGGGTATGGTTACAATCCATTTAATGTAATGCCATCATGGTATGCTAGTTTAGAAGCAACATTAACTGGCAACATTAGCGGTGATTCACTATACAATTCATATCGTCAAATTTCAGTTATTAAAAATCCTACTGCAGTGTTAGCTGCTCAATCAACCTATAATGCATTAAAGTATTTGACAATTACAAGTACTACAGGTAATCCTACCATTGAATTGGCTGAAGGCGCGCTGTTGTGCCAAACTACAGCAGGTTCAGGTGTATCTGCTGCAGATAATTTAAATGGTCGCCTAAAGGTTGTTGGCATTGTTGATACATGGGATAGCGCCAATAATAAATTATATTATCACCAAAATTATTGGACAGGTTTTGGTGAGCTTGATATAACTACAACTCTTGTGGTTAGTGTTGGATCAATGGACTCTAAGGGTGTAATTACTCTTGGTACTACAACCGCAACATACAGCAATAATACCGCAGCTCTACTCGATAATGCAGAAATTAAAGATGACTCCGTTACATATAGCCGTGGCGATGTTCTCTTTGTTGAAAACCGTAAAAAAATTACACGTTCAAGTACACAAACTGAAAAAATTAAAATTATCATTCAATTCTAATGGCAATTACCACAAACAATTCAACCTATCACGATGATTACAACACTCTTGATAGTAATAGCCCAGCATTAACGCCAAATGATAAAAACTATTTGCGTATACTCTTTAAGCCTGGCTATAGTGTTCAGGTAAGAGAGTTAAACCAAATGCAAAGTATGTTGCAAAGCCAAATTGATAAATTTGGGCGCAGCACATGGAATGATAATGTTGCAGTTACTGGTGGAGAAACAACATTTTCAAAAGACATACAATATGTTGAAGCCTCATATAGTGGCGTTGCTGCAAATTTAACTAGCACCACATGGTTATCATATACTCCATCTACCACAACCAACATCATATATGCTGATGTTTTAAAATATGAATTGGTATTGGGTACTACATACCGTTTTTATATAAGATATCGCACATCAGCAGTTTCTGGAACTGGTACAGGTTCAACCAATATATCTGACTTTGCTGGTGCAACAACTCTTAGCACAAACAATAGCTTAACAGGTATAACATTATCTGCTACTGGTTATGCATGCGGAATATATATGGCCGCTGGTGTGTTCTTTACCAAAGGGAGTTTTGTTGCATCACCTGCACAAAATTATTTCTTTACTCTCACATCAAAAGACCAGACCGTTGTTGGCAATGCAGTATTGACTGTCGTTGAAAAATATGTAAATTCATATGCTGATATTACATTATTTGACAATGCCGCCGGCACACCAAATGCTAGTGCTCCAGGTGCCGACCGTTATGCTATAGATTTGGAATTAGGCTTTGATTATGACGATGTTGTAACCGAAGATAGTGTTGCAAAGATTGTACTAAAGAATATTGTAAATAGTATTCCAACCGCAAGTGTTGATGAACGTACTGCAAGTTTTGATACAAAATTAGCAGTACGTACATTTGAAGAAAGCGGCAATTATGTGCTTGACCCTTTTAAAATAAATGTTCGTGAATTGTATAATGACGGATCTAATATTGGACGCTTTACGACCAGTGAACTTGACAAAGCTGGTTATGGCACATCTCTATTGCCTGGCGGAAGTTCACTTGATTTTGTAGCTGATGCAAAAGCACGCTATTCATTGGAAGTTGACAAGTCAACGGCATATGTTGAAGGGCATCGTATTGTTCTTAATGACAAGTATGATATTAGTGCATCAAAAGCACGTGATACTAGCCCAACTGCATTGTTATCTAATGCTACAGCTGCAATTGGTAATTATGTATTGGGTACATTTGATGCCAGCTCACAATTGCCAAATACCACAGACATTACAAAACGATTTAACTTAAATGTATTATCTGTAACCAAGCAAGCAACTGTTACCGCAGGATCGGTATCAATTTACATATTATCTGGGACAGCAGGCCTTGTGGTTGGTATGCCTGTTACAGTAAATTCTAATAGTTGCACCATTGCATCAATCAATGCCTCAGCAAACACGATTACAGTAACAGGTGTTACAGGAAGTGGTGGCGCGGTTACTACGCCAATTCTAACATTTGGCTCACTTGCAACTGCACCAGCTACATGTAAGATAAAGACAGTCGAATTGGAAGGAGGAACTACATATCGTATATACCTATATGACATTCAAATGGCGGCTGGTGCAACGGCAAATATATCACAGCTTAATCGTTTGTATTTAGCCGCTGACACATTTAATTTTAGCATAACTAAAGCACTCTCTGAAACTACAAGTGATACTGCAATTTTCCCACTACCATATACCGCAGTAAAAACTGTAACCGGTGTTAAGTATATCTTAAGACATGTTGCAAGCGGTACCACATCAAGTGGTTTAACACTTCTTCCTCTTGTCATACCAAGCGGTGGTGCAATTGTTGATGGTAGCCCAGGTAATGTAATTTTAAATATCAACGGATCTTTTGTTACGCCATCTGGCACAACCACAACAAGTGGTATTCCGGTGTCGAGCCAAGGTGGAGCATATGCATGGAGTGCTGTTATACCAGTTCTAATGGATGGTGCGGATGATAATGGCGAAACAGCAATAACCAAAACATTGGTTATTGCAAGCCAATCATTTACAACAACTGCTATTTCAAGTACAGTATATGCAACTGCTATTATTGCAGGTAACCGTTATCAAATTTTAGTTCCAGGCACAACTGATTTTACAGCCTTTGGCTCAATCAATAGCACTGCAGGTACGGTATTTATTGCAACCACTTCAGGCACTGGCAGTTCTGGAAGCGGAACAGTAACACAAGGAGTCACAGAATTTACATTATCACAGGCTGATGTATTTAAACTTACTGCGGTTACATTAACAAAAAGTGGTGGGAGCGCAATCAATATTCTTGCTGATTGCACCATTAGTGATGATGGTCAGCGCTCAAACTATTATACAAATGTTAAAGTAAAATATAATGGCACGCGCGTGTTTATTTCTACAGATACCATAGCATTTACATATAGTTACTTGGATCGTAATGGTGCTAATATCAATGGATTTACTACAGTTGATAGTTACAACAGCAGCACAAATATTGCGGGTGGATTAACATATGATACCATTCCTTCATTCAATGGGAAAAGACTATCTGATGTAATTGATTTCCGCCCAATCATATTGTCTGGTACAAGCGCAACCAGCACAAAGCAACAGATTGATCCTGGAAGTGCATTGTTATCAAAAAGTGTTATTTATCTTCCGCGCATTGACCGACTTGTTGTAGGTAGTGATGCATCATTTAAGATTGAAAAAGGTACACCTGCAATACCGCCAACTGAACCTAAACCATCAGCTAATAGCATGGCATTGTATACGCTAGAAATTCCTGCGTATACTTATAATACTTCAGATATAAAAATAAATTATATTGATAACCGCCGCTATACCATGCGCGATATTGGTGCGCTTGAGACAAGAATAACAAGTCTTGAAACTTATACTGAATTGTCAAAGCTTGAAACCGTTGCACAAAATAAAGTAATTACAGATATACTTGGTACACGATTTAAAAATGCAGTATTAACCGACGGATTTGCAAATCATAACATTGGTGATAACTTTAATGCATCATATAATTGTTCGATTGATCCTGATGAAGGTATAGCTCGTCCATCATTCTCAACACGACGCGTTGATTTTAAAAGAGTAGTCGGATCAGAAACAGGTATTACTATTGGCGCTAATATTGCTACGTTAAATTATACTGAAGCAGAATTGATTAACCAACCATATGCAAGCAGTTATGAAAGCGTCAATCCATATGAAGTTACTACATACAATGGAAACATTGAACTTAGCCCTAGCAGTGATGAATGGAAAGACGTAACAACCACTGCATTATCAAAAATCATTGTCAATACTGGTTCATATGATAATGCTGTTAAAAATACAATCCTTGGAACTGTATGGAACAATTGGACAACCACTTGGACTGGTAAAAAAGTTGTAACCTGGAGTAAACAACACAGCGTATTTAATCCTGCGCGTGGATTTAGAATGCAACAAATTGTCACAACTACTCCAAGTATTCAAAAAAGAACTGGTACCAATACTACTCTTACATATACTGATATTGTTGAACGCAAAGAAGATCGCATCATTGATGTTAGCTTTATACCATTTATGCGTTCACGTAAGGTATATTTCCGTGCTAAGCGCCTAAAGCCAAAAACTCGTGTATATCCTTTCTTTGATGGAATTGATATAAGTTCATACGCAACATCAACACCGTTTGTATCTTTTAAAGATACCACTCTGGTGCGTGACTATAAAGGAGCAATTGCGGGTGCTCTTGATTTTACACCAAGCGAATTGGTTACCAATGAATATGGTGAAATTGAAGGTTTATTCTTGGTGCCAAACAATGATTCATTGAAATTTAAAGTTGGCTCTCGCATATTTAAACTTACTGATAGCCCGCGCAACATTGAAGCTGATGCAACTACATTTGTTCAAGGAGACTATAGCGCAATTGGTATTTCCGAAACTCATGAAACTGATATTATAACAACGCGTGTTCCACAAGTTAAAACCATTAACCTGTCCGAATCGCGCAATGTATCTGATGTAAAAATTACATGGGATGATCCATTGGCACAAAGCTTTATGCTTAGCAATATATCAACTGGAGCATATCTTACAAGTGTTGACCTGTATTTCCAAGCAATAAGTAGTACAAGTCCAGTTACCATTCACATTGTAACAATGGAAAATGGATATCCTACACAAAAGATTGTTCCTTTCTCGGCTGTTACAAAGAATCCTTATGCTCCAGCTGGAAATACAGGCAGCACACAACTTATAAGTACTTCTGAAGATTCTACCGTTGCTACAAACTTTAAGTTTAGTGATCCAGTATATCTTAAAGCAAATACTGAATATGCACTTGTCATTATGTCAAATGATCCAAATTATAAAGTTTGGGTTGCAGATAATAATGGATTTGATGTATCAAGCAATCCTAAGAAACCAATCAATAAGAATGTTTATGCTGGTGTATTCTTTAAGAGTCAAAATGGCAGCACATGGAGTGCAGATCAGACGCGTGACCTTAAGTTTAAAATAAATCGTGCGGTATTCTCACCGTCTGGCAGCCTATCCTTTAAACCAGTTCTTGATGATGGTGTGTCTATGATTACGGTCAATGCACAAACTGCTAGTGTTAATACTGGATTTACATCAACTGCTACCGTAACATTACCAATGCCATATGCAGCAAGTGCCGGAACTAATCCAAACATTGATGAAACAACTGCTTATAAACGAGCTACAGCAACTCTTACGGTTGATCCGTCGACAGGCGCGGTGGTTGCTGTTAACATTACAGGCCGAGGTAAAGGTTACGGAATAAATGATACCGCAACCTGGTTTAATGCAAATACTGTTTGGAAAAGTGATGGTTCATCATCAAATCCATCAATGTGTGTTTCATCAGTGTATCAATTTGTTGTTAATCTTGATAGTGCTACCTTAACTTCATTTAACATTACACAAAGTAACTTAAATATTCCAAGCACAACCATTGATAACGTCTTAACATTAGGAACTGGAGTTAGTGCAATTGTTTCACCGGTTGAAGCATATGAAAACTATGATTTAAATAGTGTCTATGCAATAACTAGTGCAAGCGCGGCCAATACAACATTAACAACAAGCGTAACCACAACAAGTGATTATGTAAGTCCGGTTATTGACTTGGATCGTGTTTCACTTCTTGCAATTAAGAATGAAGTAAACAATTCTGTTGTAGGCGAAACTATATTTGATGCAGGCGCCGCAACATCAAGATATCTTACAAAGCTTATTAAACTTGATAAGCCAGCCAACCAATTGAATGTTTATATGGATGTAAACCGTCCATCAACTGATGCAAACATTGCGGTTTATATTAAACTTGTATATGATGGCAATGCAAATATTCCAACTGCATGGGCATTAGTTAATCCAACAAATTTAATTACTGTTTCATCAAGTGATAATGATTTTTCAGAAAGTGAATATGTAATCAATTCATCCGCAAATGATTTCTTAGCATTTGCACTTAAGATTGTATTCCTTTCTGGCAATACATATGATGTGGCAAGTGTAGCCAATCTTAAGGCAATTGCAACAACCGGATTATAATGAATGGACGATTAAAAGTAAAAGATAATTTAACATTGGAGAGAGACCTTTCTACAAATGCAATTATCAATACTGACAGCTCATCTTATGAAAGTATGCTGGTACGACGTAAAGCATTCCTTGAAAAGGATGCGCAAATAGCGTCATTGCAAAACGATGTTGATTCTCTTAAAGCAATGCATGCACAAATGGCAGAGCAAATACAAAATCTTATCATGATAAATACTGTTAATAATTCTATAATCTAATGGCTATTGCACCAACCGAATACACACCGTTTAGTTCACTTACAGTATCTGGAGTAATTACTACAGATACATTTAATACCTGGAGAAAGAAAACAAATGGTTTGATTGTTCTATTAGACGGAACAGCTGTTGGCGGTGGATTATCATCAAGTAATTTGAGTACTGGCGCTCCATCGTGGACATCTGGCGGTTCTACAAGTATATTTGGCGGGAGCGATGTTTTAAGCAACGATGCATTGACAATCAGTGCAAATAGTACAGGTTCAGGTTTAATCATTACACAAAAATCAACTGGTCCTGCATTGCGTGTTAATGACGTTGCAAGTGATACTTCACCATTTATTGTTGATGCGGATGGCAATCTTATTGTTGGAAGCGCATATACATTATCATTTAATAACCGTGCTGAAGGTACAACTACATCACGTATTCCTCATATTGCAGCAATAGGAGCTGGCGCTGCCAATGGTGCAGCAATAAGTATATTTCAAACGAATAATGATGCGTATGGTGGTGTATTATCTTTTGTCAAATCTCGCGGAACAGCTTCATCAGCATCGCAAACAATTGCGGTCCAAGATGATTCACTTGGAATAATTGATTGGCAAGGCCAAGCGACAACAAGTGCAGTTCTTACTGCTGCGGCAATTGAAGCTAAAATAAATGCTAGTGCTACAATATCAAGTACAAGTATGCCTGGGTATTTAACATTCTCAACCAATCCAGGCAATGCATTAGCTGAACGCATGCGCATTGACAGTGCTGGTCTTGTTGGTATTGGTAAAACAACTCCAACGGTAGCATTGGATGTTAATGGTGCAATTACTGCAAGTGGTACAGTTACAGGTGCAACTTTAACTAATGGTAC